AGATCGAACCTTCGAACGTGTCCGGCGGCGGATCTTCGACCTCGACGACTGCCGCCGCACGCGTGCCGGGGTGTACGCCCGCCGACGCGAGGACTTCCAAGTCTTCGTCCGTGAGCCGGTCGACGTAACCCAACTCGTTCGCGGCGAAGACCTCGGCGAAGTATTCGCGTTGGGAGTTCATCGAGTACCGCGAGACGTGCCCGTCAGTCGCGTTGGAGAACGCAACGGCGTCGCCATGTCCGACGTCGAGCCTGTCGGCAGGCATCGCGTAGTCGACCGCATGGCCGAACTCATGGGTGACGACGCCTTCGGCGAGACGAGCCACGTCGGCTTGTCCCCGTTCCGCCGGGATCGTGTTGTACTCCGGATCGTTGATGAACCGGTTCGTGTTCGCTTCCGCCGTGAGCGCCCGGATATTGATCCGCATCTCAGGCATGTTGCGGAGGCTGTCGCCCATCCCGATCGTGCGGTCGCTGCCGTAATACTCGTAGGTGCCGAGCGTGTTCCTGCCCTTGGTCTCGCCGAGCATGACCGTGCCGAGCCCGCGCGCGACCCCGTCGTACTTCGCGCCCATCGCTTCGAACGCGGTCGCGGCGCCTTCCATCGCATCGACGACGGAGCCCTGGCTGGCGAACTTGCCTCCGGCGGACACCTTGGTCGCCTGGCGGGCGACGGCTTCCTCGACGGCCTTGCTGACCTTGACGTCGACGCCGGGGAGCGCGGTGCGGATCCGGTCGACAGCCGCGGCCGCGCGCGCGACCGGATCGCTGACGGTCTCGTCGGCCGGTGCCGTCTCGGCGCTGTCCTTATGCGCGAACCGGCCGCGCTCACGGCGGACCTGGGACTCGTCGAAGTTCTCAGCGGTGTACGCCCGGCGTGCGGTGTCCGCGGCGGCTTGGAGCGCGACGGTCGCTTCGTCGAGCGCGGCGAGGAGTTCCTCGCCGATCACGCGGGACCTACTGGGCCGGTGCCAGACCCGCCGGGAGGCCGTCCACGATCCGCTCCGCGAGCCTGCGACGAGCGACCGGGTCCGTCAGGTCGACGCCCGTCGTAGCGGCTAGGTGCAGCGGCAGCGTGTTGGCCGCCGGTGCCGCCTGTCGAGATGACGTCGCCTTCGGTGATGCCGTAGATCGCGATCTGGTCGCGTTCGGCTCCGAGGCGGACGGCTTCTTCCCGGTCGGAGACGTGTTCGACGACATCGAAGACCACATTACCCGTTTCGGGGTTGTGCCAGAGCCCCATCATCCGGCTCGGATCCTGCGCGAGCACGACCGCATTGGAGGCGAGGAAGTCGTCCACGGCGTTGACGGCCGTCTCCCGGTCCCTCGTGAACTCGGCCGCTGGGACCGCCAACGGGGTCACCGCACCCACCGGAGTCCCCGACGGCATCTCCCGGCCCAGGACGTCCTTCACGACGCCGCTCGGCAACGCCACGATGTACCCCGAGGTTGGGACGTCGCCCGTCAAGGCGATCGTCGAGCCCGAGTCCGGGTCGGCGAGGGTCCGCATCATCTCGCCGATCGAGTCGCCCGGCATGTGGGCCGTCAACTGCTCGTCGACCGTCTTGACCTGCGCGCTGGCTTCGCTGAACGATGCGTCGTCGTCATGCTCGGCGGCGGTCTCCATCTCGCTGATGAGGTCGCCACGCTTGGCGAGCAACTGCTCGGCGGTCGGTTCGCCGCCACCGGCTGTCACCCACCGGCCGCCCGGCCCGCGCGGGTGCAACTCCTCGTCGTAGACCCCCGCGCGACGTGGCTCCGCGTCTCGGAGCGCCAGAGCGGCGTTGATCTCCTCCATCGTCACGGCTTCGAACAGCCGGTTCTCCCACTCCGGCCGCGGGGGCTCCTCGATGCCCTTGAACGGCACGATTGGACTCATGACGGGCCGACCGGCGCACGGGAGCCCCACTGCGTCCACACGATCGCCTGAGCCTGCTGCGGCGTGATGCTGTACTCCGTCGCCAGGTCGCGCAGCACGTCCGAGAGGTACGGGACGGGGCCGATCGTCGTCTTGAGCACGGTCTTCGTACCGTCTTCGTTGTGGACCGTACGCGACGCCATCGGGACGCCCATCGTCGTCGAGTCGTTCGCGATGCCCTTCACGCGTTCCTGCATCGCCGGTGCCGCTTCGTCGCGTGCGGCTTCGTTGCGAGCCGGGTCCGCGGCGGCTTGCACCATCTTCACGTCGATCGTGATCGAGTCCGGATCGGCCGGGTCGGAGATGTTGTTGTAGAACGACCGGACCTTCACGCCGTTCAAGCGTTCGTCGACCTCGTCGTTGCGGAAGATGTCGAGGGCCTTCGAGAAGTTGTCCCACGAGTAGCCCACACCCCACGGTGCCGTCGCAGCGCGGGGGTCCGACGACTGGTACTCGGTCTGCATCGTGATCGCCGCCGTGCGCGGATCGAGCGACGCGTACGGCATGCCGTTCTCGACCGGCGACGCGCCCAAGCGTTCCAACTTGGCGTTCAACACGTCGACGTCGAGGACGTTGACGGTGCCCTTGTCCATCTCCAACATCGCGTCGGCGATCGGGACTTCAATCGCCCAGAACGTCCCCGGGCTCATGGCGGCGAGCCCACCGGCGATGTTCTCCAACGGGACCTCATGCGCGTTCGCGAGGCCCGACGCGTCGGCATGCGCGTCGTCGTACCAACGCATCCCCTGCTCCCACACCGGTGTGCCCTTCGCTGCGTCGAGCAACGCTGCGTACCGGTCGTGGATCGCCTCGGGCGGATCCGAGATCCGGGTCGTAACCGCGTTGAGGATCTTCGCCTGCGTCTTCTCCGGGAACGCCGACATCGTCGCCCGTTCCGCGTCGATCGCACCGGTGACTGGGTCGACGAGGTCGACCATCTCGTCGAAGCGGCCGAACGCGTCTCTAGCCTGACCCTCCGCGTACGCCCGCCGCGCTGAGGCGATGATCGGCCCGTCCGGCGGAAGCGCCCCGGGTTCGGGCGCGTCCACGAAAGGGTATTGGTCGACCTCGTCGCCCCAGTGCAGCATCAGCGCGTCGGGGGCGTACGCCTGCGGCGTCGGCAACGGGCCGGACTCGGGACCCTCGTCTTGCGGGTAGTAGCCGAGCGTCACGTGGGACCGGAACGCGTGATCGTCGTGGTAGGGGACGCCTGCCGCGTCGCATGCGGCCTTGAGTCGTTCGACGAGGGCGGGGACGTCGGGACCGTCGTCGACGAGCGCGGCGGGGAACAGGTCACCGGAGTGGCCGCCCGGCGTTGGAGCGAACCGTTCGATGTGCGACAGGTCGACGAGCGGCATGTCGTAGTTCGATGCGAGGGCCGAGCAGATCCCCTTGAGGGTCCCCTGCATCGCCGGGTCGATCTCGTCGGGCTTCCCGAAGTAGAGGAGCGTCATGTGCATCGCGTCGGCCGGTTCACCGTCCGGGGTTGCGAGGCTGCGGATGTCGTCGGTGACGGGGAGGGCGACCATGACGCCGTTCATCCCGGCGTTCAACGACGCTGCCGTACGCGTGTGGCCGTTGCCATTGCCGTGGTGGACGTGGATCTCACCGACGTGGACCGTCCGGTCGACCGGCATGTAGCCGTCGAGGAAACGGCCCGGCAGGTACTCCTCCAACGTCGCCGCAGCGGCGAACGCGAACGGTGACCCCGTCCCCGTCGGTTGCGGCTGCGCCGGTCCGGTCTCCTGCACCGTCGCGGGTCCGACCTTCTCGCCGGGCGCCTTGATGCCCGGCACCTGACCCGGCGGCGGCGCGCCGGGCGCCTGACCGCCACCGAAGTTCGACAGGACATCCTTGAGCAAGGCGAGGTCTTCGTCGGTCGGCTTGTCCGACTCCGTGAAGCCCATCGCAGCGCGGGCAGGGTCGGTGCCGACGAGGCCGGACAGGAACCCGCGCAGGGCCTTGTCGGACTGGTCGGGATGCACGATGACCGGCGTCGCGTCGTAGCCGATGCGGGTACGGCGCAGGTCCGTACGACCGGCGAGCCGCATGATCGGGTAGAGGAACGCGACCGTCATGTCCTGGTGCGTCACCCGGTCGAGCGTCGGCGCGACCGCAGCGATGAAGCGTTCCTGGGTGATCCACGCCCCCCAGTGGTTCTCGTCGGAACCGCCACCGGTGGCGATCATCGACATCGGGGAGTCCGACCCGCGGGCGAAGTCACTCAACGCTTCGGCACGATGTTCGGGCCCGTGTTCGTCGAGCCCGCCATGCAGGTCGATGTGGATCGGTTCGTCGCCCTTCTCGCCATACCAGAACATCGGGGGCAACACGGCGGCGATCGAGTCGTCGTCGTTGATCCCCATCCCCGCCCACTCGTTGTACAAGTCGAAGATGCGGTCGTCCTGCTCGGCCGGGCTCGTCGGGTCGTCGCCTTCGTGTTCCGTCGCGTCGCCCGACGCCGCCGACGCATGCGCCTTCTCTGGTGTCCAGAGGATGCCGTTCATCGCGAGGTACGACTCGGCTTGACGTTGCGCGTACCGCACGAGGGACTTGTAGCGGCGGATGTCGTCCATCACCGACGTCATCGGCGACGTCGCGAGGCCGAGCCATTCCTCGTCGGGCATCCAGTACCGCAACACCTGATCGCGTGGCAACACGACTGCGGTGCCGTCACTCACGACACCCGACGGATGGAACCGGATCGTCGCGAGGTCACGGCCGGGCTTGTCCCACTCGACTGAGTCCATCGACGAGATCATCCACTCGGGCACACCGCCGGTGTCGTCACGGTGGACGATGCACGCCTCACCCGCGACTTGGTAATGCCACGTGTGCAAGCGCACCAGTTCGTTCGCGGTCTGCCCGAACGTCTCGTTGCCGTACCCGGCGAGCACGGCACGCAGGTCACGGTCTTCGGTTTCGACCCAGTCGCCGTCGTCGTTGCGTTGCTCGACGATCAAGTTCACGCGCCCGGCCGTCGACGCGACGAGGTTCGCTGCGAAGCGGACGACACCGATCGTGCGGGCGTACCGCTTCGCGTCCCACTGCCAGTCCTGGTACGTCGACAACCATGCGGAGTGTCGAGCGCCGGGGGATCCCATCCTCCGGTCGAGGAGACGACGTGAGGGTTGCGCCGTCGTCGGCTGAATCGCGGCGGTGCGCGCCGGAGCAGGTTGCGGGATCGGCTGCCGGTTCCGGGTTCGGGGTGTCGGCGCAGCCCTCATCGATGCCCTTCGCCCCTCACGACTTCAACCGGTTCTTCGGGACCACCGTTGACGCTGATGGTGAGCACGAAGTGCTGTACAAGGCCGCACGGTAGCGCATGCTCCTCGCACCAGTAGGGAACTGGCTCGTCGAGTGGTCGGCAGTGGACGAGGATGTTGGGCCGGATGTTGCCACGCCGGTCGAGCGCCACCGTCAGTCGGGAGGTCCGGCGGTCTCGACCTCAGGCTCCGGTGGAGCGCACGCGTCCTTGTATGCCTCAGCCGCGTCGATCGTCGCTTCCGCGGTCGCGGCGCCCCACGCGAGGATCGACTGCACGCCGCAGAGTGCTGCGACGGTGAGGATCCCGCCAGCGAGGTCGCCGTGGCCGTCGAACCCGAACCGCCACAGGCAATACACGGCGACACCCCACCACACGCCGAGACACTGGTCGCACGTCACCAGCGCGTTGAACCACGTCCGGTACCCGGCACGCGGGCGGGGGCGGATCTCGGTCCAGCCGTTCTCGTGGGCGATCTCGATGAGGCGTTGCCGTTCGAACGTCGCTGTCGCGCTGTCGTCGTCGGGGTCCGGGTCGATCCACGCCCAGTGGTAGATCGCTTCGCGGACCCGGAGACTGATCGTGTCCGTCGTGCAGAGTCTGGTGATGCGGTACGTCGCGAACGCGAGGATGACGATGACCGCGAGCGGCGGCACCCTACGGAGTCGCTTCGATGGCGAGCCCGAGACTGACGAGCATCGTCTTCAATGCCTGGATCTCGCCTGTCTCGAACTCGTCGGAGAGCACGACGGCGGGGATCGCAGAACGTTGGAGGCCGCTAGCGCCGAACACCTTGAGTTCGTCGTCGCCTTCGTCGTCGTTGTCGAGGGTCGCGACGAACAGCCCGTCGACAAGGAGCCGAGCACCTTCGCCAGTCTCGGTCTTGTAGACGGAGAGCGACTCGCCCATCACACTCAGGTACTGCGTGATTTGCCCGCCGTTCCACAGCCCGACAGGTGCGAGCACCGTCCGCACGTCGGTCAGGGTGCAGTCACCCCACGCGGCTGCGAGTGCGGGCACATCCACGCCCGCGAGCACGAAATGGTTTTCGGGGATCGCGGGGTTGCCGCTGCCCTCGCCAAACGCGGGGTCGAACTCGGCCGCAGGATCGGGGGTGCCTTCAACGACGGTGATCTGCCAATCCGACGTGGCCGTGTCGGTCAGTTCGATGCAGACGAGGTCGACACGGGGATCGTCGGCGTCACCAGGGGTGAAGGTGGGGAGGTCGATCGCCTCGACGCCGCTGTGGATCACATGACGGACGTACGGCTCGGCCGATTCGTACAGCACGGCCAGGCCACCGAGCACGAAGATGCCCTCGCCCGCGAACACCAAGAACGAATTGCCGACCGCGTAGAACAGCGTGGAGTCGCCTGTCGCGTGGGTACCGAGTAGGTCGGCTACGAGGTCGGCGGGAACCTGATTCTGGAAGGCGGCCCCACGGAGGCCAGGAAGGTTCGGCATCAGTCGGCCCCCACGATGAGCGTCGATCGGAACAGGAAGCGGTCGTCGTCGACGAGGATGTCGGTGATCGGTGACCCGTCGAAGCCGATCGCATAGTCGTTGTTACCGTCGAAGATGTAGCCCGACGCCGACACCCCTGCGATGGTCCCGACGAACGGGATCGGCGGGCGAGTACCCAAAGCGATGCTCGTCCCTGGCGCTTCGGCAAGGCCGATCAGTCCACTCACGTTGACCTGGATCGGGACCGCTTCGCCGTCCGCAACCGACATGACCGTGATGTTCGCCTCGACATGCACCAGCCACACGTCCTCGGTGTCGAGGGTCGTGACCGTCACGGTCGCCTCGCCGCCCGTCACGATCGTCGCATCGCCCTGGCCGATCAGTGCCGTGTCGGTCAGGTCGAGGGCCTCGTAGACGGGGGCGGACCCGCCGCCGGGCGACTCGGCGAGTTCGTTCACCGCTTGCTGCAACTCCAAGATGTTGTCGTTGTTCATCCCCCCGTCTTCACGAACCGGGAACACCGTCACGACTCAACCTCCACGTCAACAGCGACCGGCGCGTAGGGGTCGACGTACGGCTTGAGCCACCCCTTGTCGACGAACCGTTGCACCGCCGGAAGATCCTCGTCGAGAACCTCGATGATCTCACCCCGCCGGAACTCGTTGACGGTCAACTGGGCCTTGAACAACGACGCCACGAGCGCCCCCTCGATCGGGCCGGATACTACGCCGCCCTGGTCCGTCACCGCTGGATCGTGCCCGTCGGTCGTCGAGCGCCGGGCTTCGTGTTCTTGCCCCGCAACTCCTTGAGCCCCTGCGACGACGCGTCGACTTGGTCGTCGTGCTGACCGTTCGGGAACGCTGCGTACTCGTCGAGCAACGCAGGCACCCACGGTGCATGCGCCGGGAACCGGACGTTGCCAACCGCGGCGGGAGGAGCGATGTACTCGCGGGCGCGGACCTGCTTCGATCCTTCCGTCGCTGGGGCCATCTTGATGTTCCCCATCCCCTGACGACGGAGCCGTTGCACCTTCTCGCGTTCCTCGGCGGTCATGCCGAGCCGGTCGGCGATCTCGTCGGGGAGCACGTACCCCTGGATCGGCCGTCGCAACTCGGGGACGACTTCGTCGGCTGACCCTGCCGACTCGACGACATGCGTCGACGCGTGTGGGTTCCGGACCGCCAACAACGCGATCGCGTTCTCGGTCGTCGCGTAGTCGTACTGGCCGCGCAACTGATCCATACAGAACCGTGCCTCGCCGACCGCCCACCAACATTGGCCGACGACGAAGTCTCCGGCTTCGCGGTTCTTCAACTTCAAGTCCCACGACGTCACCGCACGGTCCGGTGCTCGTGGCAACTCCGACTCGTCAGCCAAGACGAACCAGGCCCGGAGAAGTTCGTTGCCTTCCTCCAACTCGGGACGTTGCTGTTGCATCGCGGCGGCGAGGTACGGGCCCATCCCTCGCGCGCGACCCAACGCGGCTTCCAACGTGTATCGCTGCGGCTCCAACACTTCGCCGGGCGCACGGCCGAGCGGGTCGGGTGCCACCTTCGGTCCGGGTTCGTACGCGATCTCGGGGAGACAGACGTGTTCCCACGCGTCGCCCGTCGCGGCGGCGGTGTCTTCCAACAACGTGTCGGTGATGTCTTCGGAGTGCATCCGCTGATGGATCACGATGATGAACGCTTCTTCTTCGTCGAGGCGTGAACGGAGTCCCGACTTGAACTGGTTGCGGATGTGGTTCCGGCGCCCTTCGGAGTGCGCCTCTTGCCAGTCCTTGTACGGGTCGTCGAAGAAGATCCCGCCCCTGACGATCTTGTCGAGCGACGGGACATAGAGGCCGCCGCCCGCACCGAACCCGATGATCGAACCGTCGATCCCCGCCGCCAACAACCCGCCGCCGTTGTTCGCGACGAACCGGTCGGCCCGTCGACGGTCGTCGCGCAGTTCGGCGTGGAGGACATCCCCGTGCATGAGCAAGAGGTCGCGGACTTCGACGCTTGTCTCGCGGGCGAGGGAGTACCCGTACGAACAGATGATGAGTTTCGCTCGGCCTTCGGTCTGGTCGAGGACCCAGACGCAACCCCACTTCGCCATCCAAGTCTTCCCGTACCGCGTTGGGAGATTCCAGATCTGCCGTGGGCTCACCCCCGTCGCCGCCTTGACGACTTGGTCGGAGAGGAGCCGGACGTACGGCCACAACTTCAACTCGCCGAGCGTGAGCCGGTTCCCCATCAGTCCCGGGTTCGCGCGCCAGTCGTCGTGTAACTCGTCGCGCAGCGCGAGGGTGAGCGCGTTCAGCCGGTCGGGGTCTTCCTCGACAGCGATGGCTTCGCGGAGCCGGTCGATCTTGTCGGCAGTGTCAGCGAGGCTCGGGCTCACGTCGTGACGTTACGTCGCCTCATCGGGTCAGGTCCGCGATCAGGCCGAGCAACACGATCGGCCACGCCACGAGCCAGAGGACGTAGTGCAACGTGCGGTGATAGTGCGGCCGGTCCCCGGCGTCCATCATCCGATGGATCACCAACGTCACGACGGCACCCGCAGCGAGGTAGACGCCGACACAGAACACGAGGAGGCTCACCGGATCATCGTCCCGCACTCCGTGCATTGCACCCCGTACGCGAGTTTCTTCTCTGCCTTCTTCGGATGCGGGCACGGTGGCGCGTCGCCCGGCGGGCCGGGGACGGCTTGACGAGCCGGTACCGGCGCCGTCGCACCCCGAGGCGGTTCGCCGCGCCGGACGGCCTGGCGTTCATCGGTCCCTGCTTGAGTGTCATCCGGTACCGGCTCGTCATCTTCCACGCCAAGATACGACGCGAGGGCAGCGTTGATGTGCTTCGATCTGTCCCCACCATTCGCAGCGCACCGCGCCGCTAACGCGTCGGCGATCCCCGGACGTGGACGGAACGTGATCGTCGACGCCATCTCTCACGCCCTCTCCAACGCTGAACGGAACGCTCCGTGCGCGTACTCCTCGACACCGAGTTCTGCTGGGTCTTGCTCACCGTCGAGCGCCGCGAGGACGCAGTTCAACGGGTGGGCCATCGCCGTGTTCGGATCCGCAGCGAGCATGCTGAGACGCCAATGATTCGCGACCCAACGCGCCGCTGCGATCCGGCGTACCAGCGTGTCGTTCTCGTCGACGAGCCGCTTCCCCATTTACCGCTGCTCCCGCCACGTCGCCGACGTCGGCTCTTGCGGCGCCATCCCGAGGACCCGCTCACGACGCCGGAACTTCCATGAGCCCCACCGCCACCACGACACCCGGACCGTGAACTCCCGGCCCGGCTCCACGATCGTCGCGCCGATCCCGTCGCGTACTCGCGTGCCGGGCGGGCAGAGACGCGTGATCGTCACCGACCTGCGGTGCGGGACCACGTCAGTCGAGGACTTCGACCTTGACACCCGGGTTCAACTCACCCGCACGTCGAAGGCAATACCCCTTGCGGATGTACCCCTGACCCGAATCGCCGAGGATGTCCGACCCGTTCGCGGCGAGGAGACGCCACCGCCACTTCGACTTCCGGTCCCGGTAGACCTCGACCTTACGACGACCCGCCATCACGTCCTCCTCGGTTGTCTTACGCGCAGCGGCACCCTACACGGTTGTCTTACGCGGTCGATGGTTCTTCGCTTGTCGCGAACTCGCATGCCACGTCTGCGGCCTCGACGACTTCCTCGACCTCGACGCCACCCGCATACCGGTCGAGTTGGTCGACCTCGACACCATTCGCGAACCGGGCCCGCCGGTCGACGTACTCGCCCTCGCCGTCGGTAACGATCTCGACGAGTGTGCTCGTGAACTCGATCGTCGGGACACAACAATCCGACGCCGACACCTTGTACGTGTGGCCGACCTTGACGTCTTCAAGATCCATCGGCCATCTCCCGTCGAGCCTCGTCGATCCGGTCGGCATGACGTTCGACCGATCCGATCAGCCACCGCCACGGTCGTAACACGGCCACGTCGTCGGCGAACAGCAACTGGATCGCCAACGCGTCATGGCCGCACGGCAAGTTCACGGTGAGCCGGTCCGGGCCACGCGACCACCCGCCACCCACGCCGGGGGAAACCGGCCCGCGCTCCACCCGCTTGCCGGTCACGAGGGCGCCGCAGTGACCGCAGACCCACGTCCCGCAACCAAGTCGGTGCAACGCTTCATCGGCTTCGCCGACCGCCCAGTCATCCATCGGTCGCCTCGCGTGACGGAGCGTCGATCGCTTTCTGTTGCGCCTCCAACTCCTTCTGCTGGCGCTTCACATCCAACTCGTCGAGGATCCCCGCCGCTTCCGCCCTGGCCTCCGCGATCGACCACTCGATCTTCGGGCCCGACGCCGTGAACTGCTGCAACACCTTCGGCCCGTTGTCGGCACCCCACTTCTCTGGACGACGGTTCTTCAAGTAGAAGAACTGCTGGATCGCATTCCCCGCGAGGGCGCCTTCGAACAACGCATGCTCGATCAGTTCATCGGCGATCGTCTGGGCTTCCTCGACGGCCTTCGCGAACTCGTGGTCTTCGGCGACTGTCCGATGGAACGTACGTCGATCGCAGTGCGCCAACTTGCATGCGACCGTCGGAGGGTTCCCCTTCCGTAAGGCTTTGAGGACATTCTTCTTCTTGATGGGTGTGAGCCCAGCCGGTTGTCCCGGCCCTCTTTTCGCGACAGGAACGGCGGGACTTATCGTCGGTGGCTGTTGGCGTGACGGTGCATGCGCGCCTCGACGTGGGATGTACTGGTAGTCGGTCACAAGGTCCGGGCTCCGTTCAGTTCGTCGCAACGATCATGAGCGTGGGGTTCGCAGCCACGGGCGACGTACCGGCCGCCAGCCTGCATGTCGTGGACTTCGTGGGTTGCGGTGAGGATGCATCCGTCGGTCCCACACTCGGGGGTGAATGACCGGTCGTAACGTCGCAGGACTCGTTGCTTCTCGACCACCACGTAAGACATCGGCGCGACCGTACCTCCAATCTGTCTTACGCGTCGAGGATCACGTCCCCCACGGGCGCGAACCAGCCACAAGTGCAACGGTGCGCATCGCCGTCCTTGTGGAACGAGAGCGTGAGCGTCCCGCCACAGTTGACGTGCGGGTGACCGGCGATGTCCCGTAGCGTGGCAAGGGCCTCGGCGGCATTCACGCGTCTTCTTTCGGGGTTGAGGGACCGGCCCCGTCGATGGACGGACTCCACATGCACCCCTCGGAGCCGTACTGGTGGACGTGCGAGAAATCACCAGCGAGGCACACCGCATCGTCGGGGATCGGCGCAGGCTCGGGGGTTGAGGGAACACCGAGGAGAGCGCGACGCGAATCAGCACACGGAGCAATGCAATACGACTTCCCCGTCTTGGCCGCGTACCGCAAGCATTCGTCGGTGTGTTCGTGGAGCGCGAGTGCGTCTCTCAGTTCCTGCTCTCGGCCCTCCGCGGCCGCGCGTGCGTCGTGTTGACGCGTCGCCTCGTCGGAGTGCTCAGCGATCAACGCGTTCGCTGCGGTCAGCATTTCGTCGCGTTCCCTCTCTCGGGAACGCAGAGCCTCACCCTGCGCCACGATCGCATCCGTGAACCGCGAGTGATACCGATTCGCGGGCCGAGTGATCCGCTCCCACTCACTGTCGCTCAGTATCTCGTTGGTTGCGTTCACAACAGCACCTCCTGCGCGGGTACCACCGCGACGCCCTCGATACGTTCCTTGGCTGCGTGCTTGAGCACCGCCCCGCGAACGTCGGAGTCGTCGCGGTCGCACAGCACGTCGAGGGTCGAGCCGTCCGAGAACATGAACCGATAGCGGTGCATCAGACGTACGACTTTCAACGTCCCGTCGTCGAGGGCGCTGAGGAATAGGTTGTCCTTCTCGGGTTCGTTGGTCATGGTGTCTCCCCATCAGAAACCACGCGGCGGGCGGGGTCCAGGTATGACACATCGAGTAGGCCCGTTGCGTTCTGAATCAAAGTGGCGAGTGCTGCGGTGAGGACTTCCACGCGCGCCCGCAACGCCTCAACGAGTGCCAGGTGTTCGGGTGCGACCTCGTTGAACTCATGAACGAGCGCCCGCAACGCCTCATGGGACGCGGCGAGAGCAACGACCCGCGCCTTGTCGGCCCGCGTGCCGTTCGCCGTCATGCGCGTGATGTTGACTTGTTCGGCGGTGAGGATCGGGGGGACTACCCCCGAAGGAAAATCGTTCACCCGAACGCTCCCGTCGTCAACCGTTCAATCTCGGCGAGCACTTCCTCACTGCGGCCCGCGTGGATCATCTCCGTCGCGCTCCGACCACCGAATGACCGGTGCGGGGCGGTCATCCAAATCTCGACACCTTCCGGCCGGTACACCTCGGCGAGAGCGTCGCGCACGATCTGCTCATCGGGGGGCGGGGGGACTACCCCCTCAGGGATTTCGCTCACTCGATCGTCTCCCGATCCCACTCGTCGCGGCACGCGTCGCACCACCACTCGTCGTGCTCGTCTTCCCAACCGTCATCCCAAAAGCCGACCGGCACTTCTGTTCCGTGCGGGCACTCGGCGGGCTCGGCGCGAACGCCGGTGAACGGGCTCGCATTGTCGGCGCGTTGCTGCTGGCACCAGTTCTGCTCGCTGTAGCGGTTCTTCTCGGCGAGCCAGCCCTTGACCGCGATCTTCACGGCCTCACGCCGCGTTGCGGCGGTGACTTCTACCCAGTCCGTCGTGTCGTAGGTCGGCCCACCAGGAGGCTCCAAGCCGGGCACGTACTCGATGTACGGATACGACGGCGAGGTCACCCACCAAACTTTCGGGGGCGGGGGGACTACCCCCGAAGGAAAATCGGTCACGCGGTAGTCCTTTCCAATTTGAGTGCTCGGACGATTTCATCCTCGGCCTTGTGGACGAACCCGAGAGCGGCTCGGAGATTCGCGCGTGACGACGCGTCAGCCGACTCCCCGATCGCCTTGTCTACGACGAGGGCACACTGCCGCAGCAACGCGTATGCCTCTGCGGGCAGACCCTTGGTGAGCCGCACTGCCCGGTCGCGGTCCTCGCGTTCCTTCGCCTTCGCCGCCGCTTGGCGCTCGCGCAGATACCGCTTCTGGTACTCCGCCTTCTTCCGCGACCGCGCGGGATTCAGGACCAGCGAGACGGTCTGATCAGACACGCCCAACATCTCGCCGATGGTCTTGTAGTCGACCCCGGCATTGTGGAGCCGCTTCGCCTCGTCGCGGTCGAACTGCCGCTTCCCTCGCCGCGGGCCGGATGGACGCGGCGGGATCGACAGGCTTCGCATGTAGGCCATCGCACGCTCGATCGTGGCGAAGTTCCCCGCGATGATCACGTCCTTGTGCGCCGCCAAACGGCAGAGTTTCGTAACCCGCGAGGGGTCGATCTCGGGGACGTTCTCTCGGCACCACGCACCCCACTTCCCCTCGGGTACCTGTGCTTGTGCCGCGAGCAGCGCATCACCGCAAGCGATGGCGTGCGCGACCGCGCCGACCATCGCGTCACCGGCAAGGCGGTACTCATCCTTCGCCCGTGCCGCCAACCCGGAGAGGTCGGTTAGAGGCTCCAACTGCGTCATCGTTCCTCTGCTTTCGTTGGGGGGCGGGGGGACTACCCCCGAAGGATTAGCCACGGTTCAATCCGTGAAAGGCAAGATGCAACCGCAGGTCTTCACGCAGATCCCCGGTCGGTTCGATACCGTGATTGCGCAACGCCGCGGGTGTGCCCTTGTCGGGTCCGCCCATCGCGGCGAGGCTCCCGACCGCGACGCACAGACCGCCGTTCGACGTGTACGCCAGTTGTCGGATCGCCCTGGCGTAGTTCTCCATGACGGTCGGTTCGCTCATTGTTTCGGTCCTTTCGGTCGGGGGGACTACCCCCGAAGGAATTACGCGCGGGGGGACTACCTCACCCACCGGACGACCTTCCTCGCGATCATGGCCGCGACGTGTATCCGGTGCAGTTCGCTCGGTCGAGCCGGTCCTGCTTCCCACTTCCACTCGCCGCAGGTGCAGGTGCGCGTTTCGTCGTCCATGCGGTGCTCGGTCAGCACCCACTCAAGCGCGTCGATGAGCGCTTTCGGCGGGGGCGGGGGGACTACCTCACCCAGCATGGTTCACCTTCCGCAGTCGCAACGAAGCCTCGCGGTACTCGGGCCCATCCGCGATGAGAGCGGCGAGCGCACCCGTGTGCGACTTCGTCTCGGGTGTCTGAGCAATGCACCGAGCGAGCATCTCTCCCCATAGAGCGATCACCGGCATCGCTGCGAGGTCGTCGTCGGACGGCAAGCACCCAGGGCAGTCGGCGTTTTTGCAATACGCGTAATGCTCGGGGATCGGGGGGACTACCCCCGAAGGAACATCGGTCACGGCGTTTCCTCCGGCTGCTCTAGACGCATCGCGGAAGTTGAGGACCGCCAGTACGGCAGCCTTAGCGTTGAGCCAGAACGGGTCGGTGTGTCGCACAGGGGCCGCGTCGAAGTCGCAGAGGCAACCGCGCTGGTGCATCGCCCGCGCCGCGGCTTCGATGAGTCGTTCGGGGGGCGGGGGGACTACTCCCGAAGGGGATTCGTTCACGCTGCTACCTCCCACTTCGGAACCCACAACCCCTGACGGCCACGCAACGGCAACACGCGATCGGAGATCGGAGCGGGCGTTCCCGGCAGCCAGCCGTCGCCGTCACAGACCGGGCAGAGATCGCCGTCAGACACGTACTCCTCGGGTCCCGCCGCGTACCCGCAGCCCCAACACCGCGGGCAGCGTTCCGTCGTCGGCTTCACGTCACCCAACAACCACGCGAACCGACCCGGAGCGAAGTCACCGAACGGCGCCTGGTCCGACACGTTGCGGACCTGCTCGTCGTAGAGCGCGCTGTCCCACTCCGGATAGAGCAGCAGGGTGCCGTTCGGCGTGATCTCCAACGCCGCGGGGCCGTCGTACGCCCGAGCAACCTCGTCGTAGTCCGCGACCATCGGCACGCAGTCGGTGAGGACACACGACGCCACCACCGCACCAAGCGCTAGACCCGCGCCGTACCAGGCGTTCCACGCCGAGAGGTTGTCGACCACGATCCGCATCTCGTCGAGCGACGGCTTCCGTTGCGCCGCGTGGATTAGGAGTCGTCCCCGGTACTTCGTCGTCCACGGCCGCGTCTCGATCCCCTTGACGCCGAGCGCGACAAGGCTG